TCCATTGAGTAGTACATAATGTGATTGCTATTCTTAGATGCCAGTACTGAATTTGGATTTAAGTTAGTGCTTGCGTAACCTGTTGTTCCGTTCCAATCGGCTCCGCTTGTACCGTGGGTAATTCCACCCGCAAACGTCAAACAAAAATCAGATGTGTTACTTGTAGGCCTCAAGATATTAAACTTCTGAATTCCAGCAGTTGTGCCAATGAATAACCAAAGCGCTTTAATTTTGTCCGATGCACCACTTGAAACAAATTTATTAATTAAACCTGCTGAGTGTAATTCATCAAATAAGTATTCCAAAGCGTTCAAAGTCGATGGGCTTGAAAGCCCTGCATTAATCAATGCCGATGCAGCCGCGTTAACTCGCACATTATAATTGGCTGCCACCATTGCAAAACCTGCTATCATGAAATTAACCTCCCCTCAACTTGCCATTCATCAACCCCCGTATTAATTAAAACCGCTATTGCATTTTGCCCCATCAATTTAAGCCCTGCATAAGAATTTAACGCAACACCAGAGCCAGCGACTAAAGTTGTTTGCCCCGCTCCCAATTGTTGTACAAGTATTTGAGTATTTACTGGAACCGCCACTGATACATATGGTGGAACGGTCAAGTTATTTGCACTGCCTACATCCATTTGCACAAGTCCATTAGCGTCTGTTAATTCTAAAGTATAGTTTCCTGTTTGAACATTTACACCACTCAAAGCGCTTCCGCTTGCTCCTGCATCCCCCGTTGTTCCTTTATATCCAGATGGAGCGTACAAAACACCCCAATTCGTGTTGTTTGCTGGAATATCACCAGCTAAAGGAGTAACTGTTATTTCTCTGTAACCTGTTTGAGTTGTTACAGCCGTAACGGCAAAAACCATATAACCAGTTCCACCTATTTGGGTAAAATGAAGATGCCCTTTTAAAGTAGAGGTGCTGTCATCCCATGAATCAATCCAAGTGGTCAAATCCGTTCCACCCGTATCGGATAAATCAATATAAACACGGCTAACCGTCCCCCAAGTGGCGTTGTTTAATCTGAAATAACCCGCACCGGGGTCACCCGCTGTTGTGGTTGTGCTGAATGTCATTCGAGCGCCCATAGGTTGACCGCTTAGATAGCTTCCACCGTATGACAAACTATTCCAAGCTGTTGAGCCGTCACCAATTTTATATTTGCCGGTGTTGGTCTCTAATCCAAACTCCCCCTCTAATAACGTCGGGTTTGCTGTTGTCCAGTTTGAGGACGTATCGTTTCTAAGTTGTAGTTGTAAAACTGCCATTATTCTGCTCTCCCTAATTTTAAACCTACTGCATTACTGTAATCCGTTTCAGCGTTTCCACAATTAAAACCACCTGCAAATACATCATTTACAAAAGCGGTTCGGGCTTCAAGTGCTGCCGATACTGTTTGTGTAGCGTTATCGTATTTAACCTTAATTACAAAATCTTTGTCGGCCGCTGGGTCTGTTGTTGGTGAACCATCCGACAAAAGGAAAATATCTGCAATTACTTTGTCTTTAACATTGAATAAGTCATTGCGTAAAACATCGACAGCCGTTTTTAATTTGTCCGTTAATATTTCCGTATTTTTTGGCCTTATTGCAAGTTCGGTATTGTCTGTAATACTAAAACTAAAATCGGGTTCAATAGCTACCCATTCAGCGCTCCAAATGTCGTTTGATGCATCATAAGTGCCACCATTAAAAATCCATTTTAAAGAATCGTAATTTAATGTTTTGTGAACCTCGTAAACACTATTTTCTTTATACTCCCCGTCAATAGTAGGTAAGAAATTTGCATAGGTATTCATTACCGACCTGTTAAACAAATACGGTATGTCTCCAGAAAATCCACTTATATTCGAGTCACTCCAGTTGCCCGCAATAACCCATCCGCTACCGTCATAAACAAGCAATGCAAAGGCATCGGATTTGCGACCATTTGCAATGCCGTAATCTATTTTAGGAAATTCAGAATTTTTATCTTTTGGTGACGGTAAATTAGATTTATACTTAACCGTTTTTTCATAAATTGGCTCGTCGTCAACTCCTGAAACGTCTGTTATAGCTTGTTCACAAATTATTACTCCTTTCCAGTCGGTGTACGAAAACGCGTCTAATTGCCATATTACTTTTTTATAAGCATCTATATATCTGTTGTATTCTCTGGATTCCACAAGCACGTCTACAAATAAATAATTATAACCCGCTGGAATATCAGGGGTTTCGATTGTCGTGTTTAAATAATCCCCACTTTCAAAGTCGTCCTTACTTACATCTGTTTTTTTAACAGAATAAACAGGGGTCGCAATTGAAGGCCAAGTACCGTTATAAAATTGTTTTTTATTAGCGCTTGAATGTAGTGGCGCTGCTATATCTTGAATCCATATTTTGTAATTTACCCTAAATCTTTCACCCTTGCCTTTATCAACGTTTAATATTTTTGAACTTATTTTTATTCTTAACGGCTTTCCTTCAACAATTGGAACCGCAACCGCTTTGCCTACTAATTTACTTGAATATGTTGCATCAACTTCTGAATAAGTAGTTGTAACTCCACTTTGTTTTAAAACCTCTAATTCTACCCCTCTAACTGGAGGCTGGTAGCCTAAAACAGGGTTTGCAAGAAATACGGATTTAACTTGTTGGCTTCCATCATAAACAGTTAACGCATTTGTGACAGTTGTTGTTGAAATATAACCGCCTGTTTTTGTATAGGCCAAATAATCATAACTTGTTTGTTTTTGTTGTAATGGTTGAATAATTCTGTAACTACCGTTAGTCATGTGTATTCTTGCATTAATGGTAGTTAATATTTTCTCAAGTGCTTGTTTGCAGTTGTACGGCTCAACGTCTTCAATAACTACAAAAGGATTTCCGTGCCTAAACATTAACTGATTAAACTGAATGTACTCCAGCCCTCTGCTTGTTGATTTGCTTGCATTTTGCCAAACAAGTCCATCATATAAATAAGCATCCGAACCACCGAAATAAGCCGATAACCCGTTTGTGTCTAAAATATCAATTATTAACTCAATTGCTGTTTTACGGAAAGTTGAACCCGTTGCAAAACTTAAATCGAAATTCTCAAGCCTTGAAAGCCCATCAACGGCAGCGACGGTAACTAAAACTTTACCTTCTAAACTTTCACGGTCATAGTTAAACTGGTCTGAAAGCAAAGTACCGACAAAATTTAGATTACCGTTTTTGTAAATAAGCATGTCGAAAGTTTCTTCTGGAGCAGTTGGAAAGCTACTTGTAAAATATCCGTAATCGCTTGAATTGTCAATTACATAAGTGGCTGTTGCCCTTGCTGCCCTTATTGGATTCTCGAATAATTTATCCCCCTTGCCTTGTCTTTCAATAGTGTAACCAGAATCTAATAATTTTATATTAGTTGTACTCCCAGCGCTTACCCCCCTTTGATGGATTTCAACAATATGTTCAACTCCATTTATATCGTTAAATGTTGACCTAAACAATGCGCCTGTCATCCTCTACCCCTTTTCTTTTTTGCGGCCTCAACAACAACAAGTAAATCCTCGCCACGGGCTTTTAATGTTCCAGTTAATTGCATTTGTCCACCACTGCCCGAGCCTATCATTTTTTCTAAGTCGGAAAGCGGGGCAACTACTTCTGGATTAATATTTGCGTTTGGATATTCGCCAAACATGCCAACTGTTTGTCCGTAGGCAACACCACCGTCTGCATATTTAGGAACTTTTTTATTAAAACTCGCAGCAACCCCTTTTAATGCAGCACCCGCGGCAACCATAACCAAACCAGATGGAATTGCACCGCCCGGTATTCCAGAAGCTATTGCAAGTTGAATAGCTGCCATTGTTTCACTTAATAAAATTGTTTGTTTACCATACTCAATCATAAAGTCTCCCATTTGAGTAAGTATTGAGGCGAAAGCGTCTCCCATAGCCTTGCCCACATCTTCACCACTTATTGCGGCTGTAATTGCGTTTGCAAACCCATCTATTACGCCACTTGCAACTATTTTGGAAAGTTCATCAGTAAAGGCCTTGACCTCGGCACGGCTTTTCTCAATGTTTGCGGGGTCGATTGAATTGAAAGCTATTTGCACCGCTTTAATTGCTTCAGGTGCTTTCAACTTCATGTTGTCAAAGGCGTTATTTGTGGCATCTAAAACAGATGGTAGGCTTTTGCTGCCTTGCATGTATTCGCCTCGGTCTTTTTTCTGGGTAGCAGGTTTTGAAGCCGAACCACCGCCCGCGCTTGTTGTAAATCCAGCGCCCGTATAAATATCTTTATATGTTTTACCTAAAGCCCTTTGCTTATCTATACTTTCATCTAATAATTTATTGTATATTGCACTTTCTTCATTTATCTTTCCAATGCCCTTAAATATATTAATATATATTTGTTGTTCATTTCCAGCAGCAGCATATAAATAATCTGTAAAATCCCAATCCCCTTTTACCTTTCTTGCCAGTTCCGCAATTTTATCAACTTTCTTTTTTTCCGCTTCAATGGCTTTTTCTTTAATTGCTTGAGTTCGTATTTCAAGCATTATAGCCCTAATATGCTCTTTCTTTAAAGCCGTTAATTTGGCTTCATTTAATCCCTCAATTGATTGGCCTTTCCATATTTTAGGATTAAGTTTTTCAAGTTCCTCTAAAGCCCATTTCTTATCCTCATAACTACTTGTGTTGTCACTAATTGCGCGGGTTAATAAATCGAGTTTAAACTGTTGTTCTACTGCTCCTTTTGAAGCCGCTGTACTTACTTGTAACTCGGCCTCCTCTGCTGCGCTCAAGTCATCAAAACTTGCGGCTGTAGCAATTGCGGCTGTACCTAATGCGATGACAGCACTTGCAACCGCCAAAATAGGATTTGCCATCATAACTACTCGAAGTTGCATAAACCCATCCTTTAAACTTTCAATACCTTTTAAACCCTCAGACAAGGCCATTGCAGCCTGTACTTTCAATAATACTTTTTGTACATCTTCGCTTTCATTCCCAAATAAAGCCATTGCGCCCTGTGCTGCTGCAAATAAAGATGCACTACCTTGTAAAGTGTTATTAAGTGCTTTATATGGGCCATCTGGGGTGCTTGCTTCAATTTGAAGGTTTAAATCGTTTATTCTGTCTTTTACGCCTCCAGCCTGTTTAAGTATCTCATTAAACATTGGCTTCATTGCATCCCCGCCACTTTCAAAAGTAGCAGCCAGATTAAACATTTCCCTTTGAATAGATTTAAGGCTTTTTGAATTACCAATCTTATCCAGTGAAGCTGTTACGTTTTTTACAAGTAATTCAGCGCTTTTGGTAGCGTCTTTAGTAGCGTCGCTGGTTACTTTTACTGCATCTTCAAAGCCTTTTTTAAAGTCTTCAATAGATACTCCCAGCGTTACGTTTAAATTATTACTCATGGTTTACGTAAAATTCTAAAATTATCATAACTACACCGTCGTTCTTTGCATTGTCGTTGTAGCTGTCAACAGTGCCAATATAGGAAATAGAACTATATTTCAGACTTGAACCAATAGTTCCATTACGTTTAAATTCTAAAGCCGTTTTAACTGCATCGGCAAGCCCAGCAGCATCGCTATAATTTTCAGCATAACAATTTATTTGCATACGGCTTTGATGCATTTCGGATTTGCTTGACTTATTTTCGCTTCCAGTTGTTGAAACCCTTTGATAAGTCAAAGCGGGATAATCAAATTCTTGAGGCAAAACTAAAGGTGTTACGGTTGTTGTAATAGCCGTAACCCCTGCATCATTTGCAAGTATGTGTTTGATTATTTTTCCTGCGTTTTGGCTCATTGTTTTGGTAACGTGTCAGGCATTTTTGCGAAAGCCTCTTTTATTGCTTGTATATTGACTTTTGGTTGTTTGTCCCATCCCATAGGCCACAATTTTTGGGGAGTTATACTTTTGCTTGTCAAATGTGGGCTTAAAATTAAATAGGTTTGTGTTCTTATTAATTCGGCCTGCAATTTGTAGTCAACTTCCCTTTGATTATTCCATCCGAGAAAGGCATCTGCTATGTAGTCAATGCTGCTTATTTCAAACTGTTGCTCAGTCATTAACAAGCATCCATAACAGACTTGTTTTAATTTGGTAAAGGTAAAGCGGGGGAGGTCACCGTCTCCCCCTTTGCTTCCCCCTCTGATTGCTCAGATTCTTTAAAAAATTTCCCCATTGATTTTGTATATTCAACAAAAGCGGGCATTATGTCGTTTATGTTATCTACATAAACAAGCATATCATCTATTGTTTGGAATGGTGACCTTCCGCCCTCTTTCAGATACCCGTTTTCTATTCCGTAAAACGCAATAATAGAAACTTTGTCCATTACAGCGTTTAACTTTACAAAATCATTTTCGTTTGTTTCGGAGAAATTAATCAATTCTGCAAAATCGTCCGTTCCAAAATGTGAGAAGATTTTCTTTAAAGCAAGCCCGCCCATAAGGACAGGGTGCTCAATATTGTTTATGGTGACTTTCATTTTTAAGATACTGTTGCTTTGGTAATTGCGCCTGTTATTTGAGCAGTTCCGCTAAATTCACCAGGGGCATTGAAAGGGTCGCTTTTTTTCAAGTTCGACAACAAAACAGATGCAGTATATTTTACATCACCTGTTACTTGTGAACTCAAGGCCATTGTTAAGGCCGTGCCAGCAGCGGCCGCAATATACAACTCTTCATAGCTGTAATTGGTTGTGCTTCCATTTTCTTGCATAAAGCCATTAAAGCTAAATGTAGCATTTTTTTTGCCCGCTAAGAAAGTTGACCAGCCAGCCCCGTCTTTGTTCGATGTCTCAAGCATATCGATACTTAAATCGAAATCTTGCGAGGTTAACCCCGCTACTTTGGTAAGTGTACCAGATACATCGACGTATAAGCCGACAATAGTACCGTCAATTATTCCAGATGTTGCCATTTTATTTTATGTTATGTTTTTTTGCTTTGTTTTTAATTTCTGTTAGCATTGCCTCCATTATTGCCTTACTTGCCGATTCTTTGTGCATTTCGTATGCAGGGCGAATAAATGGGCGCGCTGGTATTGCTGCAAAAGGTTTGTTATTTGACATGGTATAAAATTTTCCATTTATAAATACACGTCTGTATTTCAATCCTTTTTTGCTCTCTCCTTTTCTTGCCTTTGGTTTGCGAATGTCCGCACCGTACTCAATCACAGAGGCCAGCCCTGCAATAGTCATGGTGTTATCTGACTTGTCTACTTTTTTCGTTACGTTTTTAAAATCAGGGCCTATTAAAACTAATGTAGGGTATTTTGGATTGTCGTTACCAATTAAGCCAATACTGTCGGCAAGCCTTCCGCTTTTTTTAGGACAAAGTGCTTTCATTGTTGCAACTATTGGTTCGGCTGCATCGGTTAAAATAGATTTAATTACTTTGTTATCCAAGCCCTCGCCAATGGCTTCCAATCCTTTTATTAGTTCGCTTAAACCTTCTACTTTTACCCTACTCATTTTGTTGCCCTTACGTAAATATCAGTGAACATTTTGAAACCGAATTTGTTTTCTTCAATCCTTTCAATATCGTAATTAACAGAATTAAATACTACTCTCATTTTGGTATCAATATCGGCACGGTAGCGAATAATGAATTTACAAAAACTATCGGTTTGTCTTTGGTTAGCGGTTTCGCCTTCACTACCTCCGATGTTTTCAAATTTAGCTGGCACACCTGTTGCAAAATTTGCCCAATTCTTACCCGCATTCGTAGAAAAATCATTTCCAGAAAGGGTGTAATTTTGAATTGTAATTCTGCGGTTAAGTTGTCCAGCGTCCATTTATTCAGGTTGTTCTTTTTCTTTTTTGGTTTTTTTAACGTAGGCCTCAGCTATTTCACGTTGGATTAACTGTGCTTCGATTGTTGGTGAAAACTCTTTCACTTCGCCT